CCTGTACACGGTTTCACCGACGGCGGGATCTTTGCCGCGGTGATAAAAAAATGGAGCGGCTGGCAATGCAGCCGCTCCGAAGAACGCAGTACAGGAGATCGACGCAGCCCCGCCGCAAACGGTGAAGCCTGCGGCCTGCCTGACGGATCTCTCCGCCTCGCCTGCCGCTGCGTCAGATCACTCTGTCCTTTTACCTGAGAGATTCAGCGGTCATGCCGCCTTTCACCTTCGGTACCCGGTGAGCCGGGATTCTCCAGAGCCGCATCCACCCATAGTCCTGTCCGCACGGCGGACACCTGAGAGTTTTACTCCTTCGGTAGACTTACGTCGTTTTCCTATGGGCTTCCATTGCCGGTATTCCGTTGTTGAAGATAGCCGTATCCTATCATATGCGCTGCGGAATGTCAACTGTCCGCACGTGGCGGAATATCTGAAATATTTAAGGTTTTCCAAAGAAATTTGTGCATACGGGAGAAAAAGCGGCCCCTCTTTTCGAAAGGACCGCTTTTCAGCATGCAGCTGATCAGAAATCTGCGCTGCCCACAGTGCGGGGATGCAGTTCCACGTCGCGGATGTTGTTCACGCCGGTGAGATACATCACCATCCGCTCAAAGCCCAGGCCATAGCCTGCGTGACGGCAGGAGCCGTAGCGCCGCAGGTCGCAGTAATACTTGTAATCCTCCGGATTCATGCCCAGCTCTTTAATGCGGGCTTCCAGCACATCCAGACGCTCCTCACGCTGGCTGCCGCCGATGATCTCGCCGATGCCGGGCACCAGACAGTCCGCCGCAGCCACGGTCTTGCCGTCATCGTTCAGGCGCATATAGAAAGCCTTGATGTCCTTGGGATAGTCGGTGACGAATACGGGACGCTTGAAGATGTGCTCCGTCAGATAGCGCTCATGCTCGGTCTGCAGGTCGATGCCCCACTCCACGGGATAGTCGAACTTCTCGCCGCTCTTTTTCAGCAGATCCACCGCTTCCGTGTAGCTCACCCGGCCGAAGTCGGAGGAAGCCACGTGCTCCAGCCGCTCCCGCAGGCCCTTATCCACGAACTGGTTGAAGAAGTCCATCTCCTGAGGGCACTGCTCCATCACATAGCGGATGATATACTTGATCATGTCCTCGGCGGTATCCATATAGCCGTTCAGATCGGTGAAGGCCATCTCCGGCTCCACCATCCAGAACTCGGCGGCGTGGCGCTGGGTGTTGGAATTCTCCGCACGGAAGGTAGGACCAAAGGTATAGACATTGCCGAAGGCCATGGCGAAGTTCTCGGCGTTCAGCTGACCGGACACCGTCAGGCTGGTCTTCTTGCCGAAGAAGTCCTGGCTGTAATCTACCTGACCGTCCTCTGTCTTGGGGACGTTGTTCAGGTCCAGCGTGGTCACCTGGAACATCTCGCCGGCGCCCTCGCAGTCGCTGGCGGTGATGATGGGGGTCTGTGCGTAGACAAAGCCGCGATCCTGGAAGAACTTGTGGATGGCGTAGGCCGCCGCGCTCCGCACCCGGAAGGTGGCGGAGAACAGGTTCGTCCGGGGACGCAGGTGCTGGATAGTCCGCAGGAACTCTACGCTGTGGCGCTTTTTCTGCAGGGGATAGTCCGGAGTGGAGATGCCCTCCACGGCGATCTCGGTGGCCTTCAACTCCAGAGGCTGCTTGGCATCCGGCGTCAGGGTCACAACGCCGGTGACGATCAGGGCCGCGCCTACGTTCTGGGCGGCGATGTCCTTATAGTTAGAGAGGGCCTCTGCCTCCATCACCACCTGAAGATTGCGGAAGCAGGAGCCGTCATTCAGCTCGATGAAGCCGAAGCCCTTCAGATCCCGGATGGTGCGGACCCAGCCGCCCACGGAAACGGTCTGACCGGAGAGCGCCTCGCTGTCTGCAAAAATTTTTGCGATTTTTGTGTAACTCATAGTTTGATCCGTCCTTTGTGTTGTTGGTACAATTATAAGCATAATACTCCTATTTTTCGTTCTTTACAAGAGGGAACCGCCATTCTTCCGGCGGAATCAGGGATTTTACGGCGAAAACATAAATTCCTCTTGAATTTTGGCCATTCATCCGATATAATGAACAACGTTAATGCCGGTGTGATGGAATTGGTAGACGTGACGGACTCAAAATCCGTTGGTAGCGATACCGTGTGGGTTCGAGTCCCACCACCGGCACCAGAAAGAAAAACCGTGTAGCCTCAATGGTTACACGGTTTTTTCTTTACTTTCAATCGGTACAGTCGTTTTTCCGGCGCTCAATAATCGAGCAATCCGAAAACGCCAGAGTACACAAAATCAAAAATCGGGAAAGCAAATGCTAACTAAAATGCTAATGTGAAAAGGCCACGTCCCGATGGTTATCAATCAGTTATTTGCGGAGCCTTCATGATCTCCGATGGCAGCATCCCCGGAAGTATCCACAGTAGCTTTCAGCACGGCAATCATCTTTTTCAGGAACTCCGGCAGAGGGGCTCCCATCTTGCCTACATTCTCCAAGATGCTGCCCAACTCCATCAGCATATACCATACCACCACCAGCGGACACACAAATACCGTATATTCAAATGGCAATGCCAGTCCATGGATATTCCCAAACAGATAGCCCACCACAGCGTCCAGAATGCCCGCCACCAGCACGGCGAAGATGCAGCCAGTTTTATGCCACAGTCCTTCTCTGGCGATTTTCGAGGACCATTCCCCATTCTTCGCCGCAGCGCTGTAGCCGGTGATGTAGTCGATGGCCATGCAGCCAACCCACGCCAGCACCAGCCAGCCGAACCAACCCCACAGGGCCGTCATGGCTGCCAGAACAGCGGCCAGCGCCGCCTTGAACTTCGTCACGTTCTCCATCATGTCTGTATCCTCCTTCATTATTTCAGCGTCGCCGCCATCTTGATGATGAGCAGCCGCACGCTGTTCTCCGTAAAGTCCAGCTTCTTCCACCGATCCGGGCTGTCGATGATCCCTGCCGCCGCCAGCTTGTCCACCGCTGCGTCCAGCTCCGATACCTCTTTCCATGCAACTCCAAGGTTTTCCAGGATGCCCCGGGCCTCCGCCGCCGCCAGCTTCTCCCGGTAAGCGCTGTCTTTCAGGTACGCTACATCCTCCCGGCTGGTATGGAAGCCATGCTCAATGAGCACCGCCGGAGCGCTGGTGTGAGCCAGTACATACAGCCCCGGCTTTGCCAGAATGGGCGTGGAGCGGATGGCAGGTGCCACACCCTCCACACTTGCCAGAATGGTCTTTGCGGCCTTATAGCGCGCCCCGGAGAGGCCGTACACATAGCACTCCCATCCACGGGCATTGCCCCAGCCGTCCGAGCCTGTGGAGAGCGTCCCCGTGGCGTTGCTGTGCAGGCTCACAAACAGGTCCGGCTTGGCCGCATTAGAGATGCGGCACCGCTCACCCAGGGATACATCGCCCCCATCCGGTCGGGTCTCCACCACCTCCACGCCGTTGCGCTCCAGATGGGCCTTGATGCGCTTTGCCATGTCCAGGGCGAACTCATGCTCGAAGTATGTACCGTCCGGACTTTTGTTGACCTTGTTGCTGGCGCTGTGCCCTGCGTCCAGACAAACCTTCTTTTTCGTTTCCACTTTGGAATCCTCCTTCGTCTCTTCCGTTTCTGCCCAGAAGCATAGCATTGTGGGCACCTTGCGGCTGCTGACCACCTTGCTGGCAGGGAATACCCCCTGCGTGCTGCCGCCGCCGTCAAGCATCAGACCGTCTACACATCCCAGGGCCAGTAGCTTATCCTGCTGCTGCTCTCTGGTGAGGATCATCTTGTCGCACCAGATCAGCACCCGTCCATCCGGCATCCATCCCACAGCTGTCCGCTCTGCTGGACGGGCCACGTCCGGCGTCAGGTTTCGCTTCAGCTTCGCCCCGTTTTTCAAAAGAGGCACCCCGGAAAGAAAGCTGCCGCCCCGATCCGTCAGCATCCGTGGCTTTCCATCAGAGCCGGCGGAAATACCCCAATCCTGATACGCATCCCGACTGATGATTTTGCCATCGATCACCGTCCAGCCAAGCGGTTGAAACTTGCCGTTAAAGAAATAGCCGTTTATGACGTGGGTGCAGCCGGTCCGGGCTTTCACCTGTTCCGGCGTCAGCCGCAGCGTCCGGTTGTCGAAAACCTCCATTCTGGAGACCTTGATGATTGCGTACACCTTCGCACCTGCTTTCTGTTGATTTGTATTATAATGGTTCCAATTTAGTGAAGGGGGCTATTGATATGGAACCAAAAGTTGAGCTATACACCGCGATCTGCACGGCCATGGATCGGAAAGACGCAAAGACCGCAATATGGGAGATCCTTTCCGGCTACGCTATCACCGCCACCGCCGCCTGCTCCAGTTTGGAGGATAGTATTGCAGAATTTTTGGCCGCCAAGCGGGCAGACAGCCTGTCCGAAAAATCCATCCGAAACTATCGGCAGATCCTTGGCTTGTTCCGGCAATGGCTGGATCTGCCGCCCGCTCAGATCACCACGGATCACGTGCGCCGGTGGTTGTCCCACCTGAAGGAAGATCGTGGAATGAAGAAAGACAGCGTTCAGACCTATCTCAACTGCCTCCGCAGCTTCTTTGGCTGGCTCCAAACGGAGGAAAAGATCCAGCGCAACCCCATGAACCGTATCCGCAGCGCCCGCATTGATAAGAAACACACCCGCCAGCCTCTTACGCAGGAAGAGGTAGAACGGTGTCGGGCCGTTCTCGAGACGCCCCGGGAACGGGCCATATTTGAGCTGTACCTTTCTACCGGTTGCCGCCTTTCGGAACTCGTCAACATCCCCACAAGTTCCGTTGACTTCCAGTCCCGGACAATAGAAGTCCGGGGCAAGGGTGATAAAATACGAACTGTATATTTCAGTGTCCGGGCGAAGTTGGCAGTACAATCCTACCTTGCTCACAGCAAGAGCAGTTCCGACTTGTTCTCGTGCAATACGGCTCCCTATGGGCCGCTTGGCAGTCAGGCCATCGAGAAAATCATACGGGGTATCGGTGTAAGGGCTGGGCTGTCAGTTCCTCTGCATCCGCATAAGCTCCGGCATACCTTTGCCACCAGCGCACTTAACGCAGGCATGGATATCGTAGTCATCCAGCAGTTGTTGGGCCACTCAAACCTTGACACCACACAGATCTATGCCCAAATCTCGCAGGAGACCGTCCGCCATAGCTATAACAGGCTGTGTGCGTGATATAACTTCGGCTAACAAGGCTCCGGGCGGGTTTGGGTTGGGTAGCGGTGTTGGACAGGCCATTCTTGACGCCAACGAAGCCACTTTAGGTGGGTTTTATTATTGGGGGCCCAATGCAAAAAACATACCATTTCGCTATGGAGCGATGGTAGTTATCCCAAGGTCCTCCAATACAGCTAAACCATGTGTAACACAAATCGCATCGGAAGAACTCGGCGGCACCAGCCCACAGGCTTCCATCGCTGTGCGAAAATCAACAGACAATAGCGATGGAAGCTGGGGACCATGGGAATGGATCAACCCACCTATGGAACTGGGCGTAGAATATCGCACCACGGAGCGGTATCTGGGAGAGCCCATCTATGTAAAAGTTGTAAATTGCGGAGTTTTGCCCAGTGGAGCTACGTTGACGGTAAAGCATGAGATTGCTAACGTTGGAATGATTGTAGAAGCGAAGGCAATCGCATCAAATTCTACTGCTGGATATAATGGGCGAGCGCCGTTTCCACAGGTTTACAATAACTCTTTAACAAATGGATGGACAAACTATCTTGTCGCCGCAACTTCCAAAGAGATTCTTATATACTGCGGAGGCGGATTGGCTGGATGCTCTGTGTATGTAACGATGCGCTACACAAAGGCCACGCAGTAGTCCATGATCAGGCTGTGGTTTTGGTGTATTTTACAACTGCAAGAGCATTTGTATCGCTTCGTGTTTCAGAATAATTTCTGAAAACGAGAGTATTTCCCGACTGGTTAATTTCGAGTTTTACACCATTCGCGTCACGGAACGGAATACCTAGCCCCCTCATTGGGGAGTAGGCGCTAACTGAAAATATTTCAGCATCAGGGGCAACCATGATTGTTTTACTTGAACCGACGGCAGGAACGGTTCCGCAATCAACCATCTTGCAATACACCGGTTTGCCCATATACCGCTCGGTAGTCCGATATTCCGTGTTCAAATCCATAAGTGGGTTGACCCATTCCCACGGCCCCCATTGAAGATCAGTGGAATTATCACCATATGTTACTCTTGAGGCAAACAGCCTACTGTATTGTCCGCCATTGATTCCATGAAATTCCTGATATATGCGACTATCGAAGCGGCGGCTTACACACAAAACGCCTGACTCGCCATTTCCGCCCGGAGTATTCGTGGTTGGACTATCAGTCGCATACCACCCAGAAAAAACAGCATTATTGCAATCGTCAATGGCTTCCATGTTTTCTTTCCCCAGCCCAAAACCGCCGGGGGCGGCACCGATGCTTTCCGGCGTGATCGGGTCCGCACCGCCCTTGGCGTGCCGGTCGGCGTGGACGGTCGGAGCCTTGTTAGCCAAAGTTATAAGGATCTCTTTTACCGCGTCATCGAGCTTATCCCAGTTATCATTCAAGGCCTTCTTGATATTAAAGGTCTGGGCACCGTCGGTGCTTGGGTCATACTTAAACAGCGCCAGTTTGTCAGTTGTCGTACTCATAGGCTACCTCCTAAAACGCGAAATTGCCCAGCGGCTGGGTCTCCAGCGTGCTGATGGTCATGACCTCATGGATGTCCCGGATCAGCAGGTACTTGATAACATACTCCGCCGCCAGATGTGCGGGAATGACGAGGCGGACGGCTGCCTTGAGCGCATCCAGATCCACCGGGACACCGTAGGCGCCCACGAACTGAAGCCGGATCTTGCCGCCGGTGAAGCTGACCACCACCTCGCCGTTTTTCCACGCGTCACAGACGGCCTGTACCTGCTCAATGGTCAGCTTTCCGCCAGAGCGCCATTTTGATTTCAGGGCGGTCCTCCGGCTCTCTAACGTGGCGTCAGGCGCTGGGGTGATGCCCACAAGCCGTTCCTCTGTCTCCAGATTCCACGTCACAGCGTCCAGAGAGATCTGCGGGGGTACGGATGCTGCCTCAGTCTCCAGCGCCATCAGCACGCCGCAAATGGCGTCTGCAATGGTTTTGACCGTGGGGTCCTTCCGGTACTGCCGGGGCAGATTATCCAGCATAGGTGACCGTCACCTCCCCCAGTACAGCCACCTTGCGGTCGGCAATGGCAATATTGGCCGTGCCGCCGTTGACGGTGAGATTGGCGAAATCCTCTACGCCGGGCGCCGACAGGATCGCCGCCGCGATCTGCGCATAGCTCACATAATCCTGCCGGAAGGCGATGCTGGTCAAATAGGCTGTCACTGCGTCCTTCACCGCCTGCGTCACCTCCGCCTGGACAGAACCGGGCAGGGCGGTCACCTGTAGGCTGATGGGCAGGTAGAAGCCCGTGGCGGCGCTGACGTAGCAGTACGCCCCGATGGGGGCCTCGCCCATGCCCAGTCCCTGACTGTCCGGATCGATGTGATCCTGCACCGCCTTGACCAACGTGGAGCTGGCAGGCTTTCCGGAGGTGTCCACGATCACCACGTCCACGGTGTTGTCCCCGTGTCCAAGAGGATAGATCTGGACAGCACCCACGCCGGACACCTCCAGCGCCCAGCTGCGGTAGTGGTACACGTTGCCGCTGGTGGGCGGCGTCTGAATGCGTTCCAGAAAACGGGCGTAATAGGCCGCGTCCGTCTCCGCGTCGTACCCGTCATGGGTGGTGTCCGAATTGGACACACTGACGATCCCCGCCAGCTGCACCGGCATCATGGTCACGCTTCCGGCGGGGAGATTGCCCAGAGTCCCGGCGGTCGTGCATCGGATTGCCACCGGGCCGCTGTCCGTAATGTCCACGGTCTCTGTCGCCTCAAACTGGATGCCGCCCTCGCTCTCAAACAGATCCCCGGCCGTGATGGTGCCGGTGCCGGTCACGGTCAGCACGCCCACCGCCTTCGTTGCGGCGTTTCGCACCTGTCCCGTGCGGGGATAGATGTAGGCGTCCAGGTCGTCCCCGGTCAGGTTGTCCGGGTCCAGCATCGCCTTGATGTGGGCCAGCAGCTCCTCCGTGCCGCCCATCCGGAGCGCCGCAGCCGCCAAAATATCATAGATGGGAAACCCCACCGTCTTTTGATAGCTGTCCGGCACCGCCGCCAGCATGGTTTCCAAAATATCAGACATCTGCACGCACCTCCAATGTCTCGCCGTTGTAGAGCACGGCGGTAAATTCCACATGGCAGGCCCGCCCCCGGCGGCTCACCGTCAGATCCCGGATGGTCCGCACCGCCGGGCAGTAGGACGCGGTCTCCCGCACATTCCGCTCGATCTCGGCGGATGCCAGCCCGCTGGGCAGGTGCTGCCCCAGCAGGGAGCGGTCAACACCCAGCTTGGTCTCGCCCTCTGTCGTGTAGATGGGCACCCGGTCGATCTGCTGTCTCAGCATCAGGTCAAACCACTGCTGCACCGCCGCCCGTCCGCTCCGCTCCACCAGAGCGCCGTCCTTCAGCAAAAAACGCTCCGCCGCACTGTCAAAAGCCGGGGCCCGGCCGATGCTCTCCGCTGTCTGGGTGGGCACATTGGCCGGGATGTCCGGAAACATAGTTGCCATAGTATCACCTCGTGGGGATGGCCCAGGCGGTGCCGCCCAGCCGTCCCAGAATCACCACGGTCTTGCCCATCAGACCGCAGACCACCATGTCGCCAGTCTTCCACTTCTCCAGGTACAGGTGGCCGTTGTCCTTGTCCCTGTAAAAGCCCTGGGCCGCCACCACACAGTTGAGCTCCATGGGCGGTGCCATCACCTCCCCGTCGCACAGGGAGACGGTCAGGGGGGAGAGTTTGACCACCGTCCCACGCAGAAGGGCAGGGGAGGGGGGTACACGCCCGACCCGCCGAATTTCGTTTGCAAGCTCATAATCCCAGCTCATAGATCCTCCTATACGGTCACGGTGTCGGCGCTTCCCGCCACCCGTGGCTGCTTGTCGGTCCGCACGGTTACGCTCATCAGGTGCTCCGCGCCGTACCGGTGGGTCACGCCGGTGATGCGCATAGGGCCGGACACGTCATAGCGGTTTGACACAAATTGAACCAGCGCCCCGCTGACTGCCGCGTCGTCGCCCCAGAGATCCTCCACCGTCCGCTCCTTCGTAATTTTGTCCTGCTGCTGCAAAAGGTTCTTCACCCGCTGCCGCGCCTGAGCGGTGTTCTCATCCCCGCTCAGGCTCTCCACCTGCTGCAAAAGTCCATACTTGGCAATGCTGGCAGCGTTGGATGCCCTGCCCAGCACCCGCCCGGCGTCGCCGTCCTTGTCCACCAGCACCACGCTGTTGACCAGATCTTCCATGCTGTCGCTGCCGCTGATAGTCCCCTTGGCCAGCGTCACATCAAAGGCCCCAAGGCTGGCCGCCGGCTTGTGGTAGAGCGTCACAGCCGTCTGGGGCAGGGGATAGACCTGCAAGGCCCCCTCCCGCACCCGCCGGATGTAGGTCTTGCCGGTCTCCGCCGTGCAGATGTCAAGGATGTCCTCCAGGATGCTCTCCGGCGTCTCGCCCCACCACACCTTGGA